TTATACAACAAATCTATCTTCATTCACTTTTAATGTTCTCGGTAGCGCAGGCTCCCAGGTGACAAATCCTTTCTTCTTTAGTTGCATCAAACATCCGTGTGCCGTGGACGGAGATGACCAACCCATCATTTTAGATATTTCTCTAACGGTAGGAGAATAGTTGTGCTTAGAGACAAATTCATTGATTGCTAAAATCACTTTTCTCTGTACATTGGTGATTCTCATTACCACCACAACCTTTCATGATGTAGTTTAGGAACATTTGTTCCCATTATATCATAAGATCATGAAAGCGCAATGAAAAATAGCCATTGGCATCAACAGCAACCAATGGCATACATTATATTATAGTAGGAATTTATTTTTTCTCCCCGGGTCCTTTGCGGCCCGGCTTTTTATTTTTATACCGTAGTCAAAATGGGATATTTCCATTAAAACCTCGTTTTGCCAATCCACGTTTTTCGCTATTGTCGCCATGACTAGCTCATTGCTTAGATATGCCCTCTCCCACCAATACTTAGCATTGGCGTTCATGGCGTGAGTAAAGTCCAAATACTCCTCATCCGTCAACTGCCGGCCCTTTTGTATCGTCCATAACTCAGCGATACGTTGCATGACAACATTTAAGTTCATCTGTACCATCTCCTTATTGGTTGATGATACAGTGTATGCGCCTGTGACTTAAAATTGCCTGTCCTCTTAAAAAATTATGTTACTGCTTCAATCCATATTTGCTCGATTGGTTTATTTAAAGCCTTAGCAATCATGTAAGCCGTAGTGAGCGTAGGCAATGTATCCCCTCTCACTATCTGGCTCATAGATGAGTTGCTTATAGGCTTGTCCATCCTTTTAATAAGCTCCTGCTGTGTCATATCCATCTCAGCAAGGATTACACGCAATCTACATTTAAGCTCCATAAAATCACCCCATACCATCTATACGGCACGGGGCTTGTCGAATCCTTTGGCGATTTAAGGGAGGTTTTGTCACTCTCTCCATATGGACGGATCTCTTTTAGGTGGATCGGGACTATCGGGCCACGGCAGCAGCACTTGGACAAGAGGTAACTCATAAGTGATATGACCTTTAGCAGCCAATCCATGTAAAGCCTGTTGTACACGATCAGGAGAGCGTCCTGAGAGTCGAGACAATAAATCGATGTCCGCATGTGTTTGGTCGAGACGATAGCGATTAAAGAGGATGCGTAGGATTTTGCGTTCGGTGTCAGTTAGGATGGGCATAGGATCACCTGTATAGAACGTTTGTTCTTATTATAGGTGATTGTATGTTCTTTTATCAACATAAAAAAAGCCCGCTTATAAGGGCGGGCTGTGTCATTATTATATTTATAAAAAGTAAAGAGAGGCCCGGGTAAGCCCAGTCCTCTTGATGGATTATATGTAACTTCAATAAAAGTTAACCACTTTCCTTTAAACTTTCAAATTCAAACAAAGATTCTTGAGTCCTTAACGAAACCCATTCTTTGTTTTTATTCAGTATTTCGTTGAACAACATAAAATCATTTTCAATAAGGTTGCCTATCGGTTTATAAACATCCATGTTTTTCACATGACTCCATGACGTTTTATGTGAACGGACATAGCAGATTTCATTTAAGTTTAGTTTTTGTCTTAATTCTTCGTCAATTAGATAGTCATAATCCTTTGAAGGCCGCCTGTTCTTCAACGTAGATATCGGCAATACTTCATAATCAATATCTGTATGTGAAGTGTAGTCCGGTTCGTACCCGACTATCAACACAGGTCGGCTCTTCACTTTCATTTTACCTGTTCTAACATCGAAATATTTTTCCATGGATTTACATATTTTTCCTATGTTGTTCTCCGGGCTAGACAATTAATTAAACACCCCTCGTTCATCACTTTTAAAATGTCTTCCGTGTGATGAAAGGTCTGTAATTATGTCGTCTTTTGCTATTGTTCTATCTCCTGCCTGATCTTCCATCAAACCTATCCTTGAATTTTTATATGCATCGTCTTCATGGGACAAATTTCTTAGGTATCCTGCAGAAAATTTCCCGTATTCATGTACAACTTCCCTAATCGTATATTCCTCTTCTAAAGTTATTTCAACATCTTGATCTAAATAACTAAAGTTTGTTCTTATTTTCTTATTAACCGGACCATGTACCCAGCCTTGAAAGTCATCATCAAATAGCCATTCCCCGAAGTTGAAGTAATGGTTTTTTTGGGCAAAATAAAGTAATTTATGCATTTTCATTTCTGTCAGGTCGCTTACTTCACTAATTGAACCATATACTTCTTCATAAATTCTAGTCATGGCTGCAGCGATTCTTAAAATATCACTCAAGAATTTCACCTCCGCCGAAATTTAATTCATTATTTCACAAAATGTGATAATTGTACATGGTTTTTATTGATTTTACGTCATTAATTTCAAATAGTTTCAGTGTACAGCCCGTTCCCAACATAAGTAAATCCATGGAAATCCCTAGATTCTCTGCCTCCTTTCTCTAGGATTAGATACATTTTATGAGAACATACGTTCTTTTTCAAGCAAAAAATTAACCCCGCCCAGCCATAAGTCCATGCGGGGTTTGTCTTGTTACAAATTAAAATACTTACCATCCGGCTTTGTCGGATTACTGATAATACCTAGCGTGGCTAGCACAACAAGGATAGCATCAACAAATAGTACAATCTCAGCCGCAAAATCCTCTGTGAGAGTGTAGTCAAACAGCAACTTTGCTCCGATCTGCACAACCAGCAACAGTTGCGATACAAGGGCTGTCCAAAATCCATAATTTCGTAATCTTTTCTTTTCCACCTTAGTTTTTTCCATCTTATTTTCCCTCCTGATTTTGTAATCTTCCTCGTAAGTCCCTTTCAAAACAATCATGTTAAGCCACGCAAATTCATCCCGTTTTAGTCGTCCTGTATAGGCTTTTTCAGCCCAAGTATAATCCGTTATCAAAGGAGGCTTAACTTGGCCGTTAACGCTTAAGTGATACATGTTACTAAGTGCATCTCCAAGGTCTTTCCATTGCCATTGTTCGAGTTTCAAAGTTTCGTCCTCCTTCGTGTCCGGTGCGAATAACTGCTGCTTAAAATCCTGCCATGAACTGGGATTGTCCACCCATGGCTTAGGGCAAATCTTGCCATTTACATCATAATGGCGTAGCTGGTCGCTGATGGTTAGGCCGTACCTACGGTTAAGCTCTTTTCCAATTGCCAGCGCCTGTTTAATCGTGTTGACATGGAACGTCCCATCGCGCTCTATGCAAAGCTCAACCCCGATGCTGTACGGATTGGCTTGGTTAGCGTGATAGGCTAATTCGTCCAACGGTATGATACAAACAGCTTCCTTCGAGTCGATGAAAATATGTGCTGATGCGTAACGGTCACGAAGGTTGTTGAAATAAGTGAAATGATTGGCTGCCGATGCTCCGGGATTGGCCGTGTAGTGCCAGACGAGATTGCGCGTCATGGTCCGTTTGATACCAGGCCGGGTAAACTCATTAATACGGATAAACTGATCTCTCCAAAGCGTCATCCTCCCACCGCCTTCCATAAAAAGCCGACAGCAGCAATAAACAAGCCAGCAACGCTAATTGTGGTTCCGATTAGCCAGCGTTGGGCGTTTCTCATTTCCTTAATTTGATCATTAATTTCAGCAATTCGATGGTGAGCCGATCTGGTTGATTGCGCAGCCTCCACCGCAATGGCGTTTGTGTTTGCCATCGTACTAAGGATTGATTTGATGCTTGCGATATCCTCTTTCATTTCGATGATCATTTTAATGTCTTCCCCCGGCATATCTCTTCACCCTTCCCATGAAAAAGAGCCCCGAAGGGCCCTATTTTTTAAGCTCGAATCTCTCCAATGCTTCTCTTGCTAACTGGTTCATTTGATCGTTTAGTTCATCCAACTGTCGCCGTTTTTCTGCAGGAGTCAAGTCAAAGCTGGCTTGGATCTCACGATACCGGTTCCTGATTTGGCTAATTGATCTAGACGTTGCTTGCATCCCTTTTGCTGATCTTGCGACTTCGGCATCAGATTTATTGTTGCGTTTGTTAGATTTGTCTTTTCGATTTATCTTGTCTAGCTCATCATAAAAGTCTTCCATGACTTTTCCGCCGCCGCTGGAACTAACCGTGAATGCATTGATAATAGGCTTCTCAGCGAAACGCTTTTCTGGCTGCGGTGGAATTTTCGGACCTCCCGCAGCTTCAATGAGCTTATCAATTCCTGATGTGGCGTAACGGCCCAATCCGGCACCATAACCACGAATTAGATTATCAATTTTATAGGGACTGGTTCCCGTTGCTTGTCCTATTGTACGGGCGGTAAGGCTGGTGTTAATTCCGTATTGATCTTCCGGCAACAACCCCTGATCTCTTTGAGGAACAATTGGGCCTTTCGTAAAAAATGAATAATTGGCCGTGTTCTCAATTATAGGAGTCAATCCTGTAAGCATATAAGGAACACCAAGCAATTCTTCTGCTGCGCCCGCTGTGAATTCTCCAGCGCTTTGAGGATCGTTGTCGTCAATCCATCTCATGATGTTTTCTGGTAAATTTGCATAAATCGGAGCCAAGTCAAAGGGTTTGGGAATCCGCGCAACTTCATTTGTCCCTGGAATGGATATCAAGAAAAATGTATCCCTCATCCACTGCGGAGCATTATCTAAGGTTTTTCTTTGTTCTTCATTAGATTGATGCTTATTCCACATATAAATACCGATTGTCGGCAGTGTTATGGAAGTTAGTGCCCTTATAGTTGTTCTATATGGATTTTTGGCAAAAGCTCGGGCTATCCGGTCTTTACCTTGAATATTGGCGTTGAAAAAGGCTACTACTCTATTTAATTGTTTAATGTTGTTACCAGCTCGACCAAAGTCCATTAAATCACGTGATTGAAAGGCAGCTTCTGCAGGTGAATAACCTTTCCTTAACCCCCTCGAGAACTCTCCTACTTTTGTTGCCTCTTCAGTTACTTCACTCATTGCTTGAAGAACCTTTATCCATTGTTTAGGACTTGTAATAGCAGTTGTCGCCTTTGCCCAGGGATTCTTTTCGTCCTTCAGGGATTTTAATTGCTCCCTTAGATAGTTTCGGTCCTGGGAAAGATAGTTACCGTACCCGCCACCTTCCATGGCCCATTTTCGATATATGTCATCTCTTCGAAGTACGTGGAATATTCCTCTAGGCAAATCGATGATTGGGTTGTATCCGAAATTTGAAACAACATATGCTTGAAACTGGTCACGAATAGGATTACGAAGCGCAAATTCAGGAGTTAATGTTGCGCCGGCCCGCAATGTACTTGTTGGAAACGAAAGAAATTTAATCAATTTGTTGGTGGAATCTTCGTCCAATTGCTTTATAGCCCTGAACAATTCCGGATCCAGTTGATACTGTACCTTTTCTCCATGTTCGAATACCGTTACGATATTTTCTTTCGGCACAGATTGTTTCCCGGTCAACCTCTCTACCATGCCGCCCATACCAGGAACATCAGCCAGTTTGGACAACTCCAGACCGACTTTGTTTTTCTCCACTGCATTAACAACGGCGAAGGTGTTTTTGACGATGGATTCTAATGGATCGATAATATCCCTCGTTGATCCTTTCAACCGTTTGACCGGGTTGGTTAGGTCTGTGAATCCTTTTCCTCCGAATCCTGCCGACACGTCATCATCAAAGAATCGGTAAAACGGTACGTAGTCCGGGTATCTTTCTTTCATAGCGTCCACAGCTTCACGAGAGATAACCTGGCCATCAACCAACATTTCCAATAGGCTATTGTTATACTCGACAAGTTGGCGCTGCAGAGCATTCATTTCTGGTGTATCGTATTTTCTCAAGACTGACTCAATTTGTTTGCGAGTGAACCCTGATTCGATGTTTAGATTTTCCAGCTCCAGAGCATGTTTAGCTGCTGCGAAATCCCCTAAATCCTTGGTTGTGTAACCGAATTGGTCAATAGGCCTTAGGATACCTTTTAGGTCTTGTAAGACCTCCTGGGCCTTTTTCGGTGCTCCTACGCTTAACCTTGCCCGTTTGTACAGCGAATTGGACGCATCCCCTAAAGTTGCTTTCCCTGTACGAATTCGGTTCGCCATCTTTTCAACTTCGGCTAACGGATGGAAACGATCCATAAAGGATGTGTAAGCATCATCTACACGCTGGGATACTGTTTTCTTGGTATCCCGGCCCGTACGGTTGATTTGACCTCTGAACTGCAGTTCTGGTCCTTGGTCAATCCACGTTGCAATGTCATTTTGCACTTTTGACAGATTATTCATTGTTTTTCTTGGCAGTACATTCTCTAAATGAGATGTAAATCCAGGGGCTACTTGTCTGGCTGTTTGTGGATCTGTTAGGTACAGTCGCATATACTCGGCCAAACCCTCATTCCGGACTTGTTCCGGTGTATAACCAGGTCCAGAAGTCGCTCTCCCTAAACTCAATAGTTCACCGTCAAACTGAGGGTTGGAAAGCTTATATTGCTTGTCCAAGTGGTGTCCTACCTCATGGGCAATAACCTGTATATCTCCATGCTGTCGGCTGCGAACAACTTCCGGGTTGATTTTGTAGTATCCTAATACCCCTTCATCACCCACGCCTAAACGCCCAGTACGAACGGTGACACCCATGTTCTTTCTAACGCTGTCTAATAGCTGTTGGCGCGTAATCGGCTTGGTGATATTTGCATTGGGATTAGGTTCCCTTAATGGTATAGTTGGTGATTGCATGGCTTGTACGCCTTCAGGGAGTTGGCTGCCTCTTGTCGGGGGAGTTATATCATTACTCCGAAATGCTGCGGCGGCAGCTTCTGCCCTGGCATCGGGTTCCCTTGGTATCTCAAGTCTGTGTTCAGGTGTTGCACTAGCTGGAGCTTGGCTGACTGGTGGTGTAAAATCATCCACCTGTGGCCTAAACCGATCTCTGATAGGCTGCGTTGCCCTCGATAATAAGTCCCCAGCATAAGGGGCCGCGGCTCCCGTGACGGCCCCAAGCGCCCCTTCCATAGCTACATTCTTGGCGATGTCTAACGGATCGGACTCGCCCTGAATAAGGGAACGGGGAACGGCATACGTTGCTGCCGCTAATGCTTCTCTTGTGCCCTCCTGGACACCTCTCGATAGCATGTTGTCTACTATCCTTGTGCCGTCCTTAGATAATCTCATGCCAGCGTCAGGCAGCCTTTGCGCCACTCTTGCGCTGATGTTTTGAGCTAGTGGAGCTACAGCATTGTAAAGGTTGGCAATGTTTTGGCCCTGTCCAGAGGGGTTCATAAAATAGCTACCGATGTTGCCAGCCACATCAAGACCTTTGTCCAGTGCTTCACTGCCTGTCGATGCTATTGGATTGCGTTCCGCGAATTGCTGTCTTGCGCTGGTTCCGGGGATAGCCTGACCGTCTTTAATCATCGGTGCATCCGGTATCAGGGACTGTGCAGCTGCTGCAAAAGGTCGGTTAATCACCCGGGCAACAGGGTTTTCCTTGAATATATAGTCCAAAGTCCGTGTTACCGGGTTCCTGTCGTCCGGTGGTGCCGTTGGTAGCGATTGATTAGCCATAGGTGGTGTAAACTGCGCTGCCTGTTGTGCTAACGGCGACTGGCGTACATCCATTACATTAATCCTGTCCGGCATTTGTGGAGGGGTTAACCCTAACTCCATAGACCTTTGAGAAAAGAAATCAGACCCTTGTGGGGTCTGTGTGGGTGGTGGATTGTTCAAACCTAATTCCTGGGCTCTCTGCTGAAAATACGATCCGCTTGAAGACTGGCCGGAAGCCGGGACGTTAAGTCCCAACTCCTTGGCCCGTTGTTCAAAGTAACTAGCCATCTCACCACCCCATTTCTTTGGATATTTTGCTCACATAATTTTGCGTTTCTTTCGGTGCGTTTTTGCTTATTGCTGACCAGCTAGCGCCGTGTTTACGTATAGCCTTATCTACGTTACCGGGTCCCCAATTGTATGCTGCCAAAGCTAACTGATAATCTCCGTATTTATTGTACATTTGCCCTAAATACCGGGTTCCTCCTGCAACGTTTTGGGCAGGGTCGAAGGGGTCAGAAACCCCTAAGTCTTTTGCTGTTCCCGGCATTAATTGCATAAGGCCTTGTGCTCCTGCGTGGCTTTTAGCCCGTGGGTTAAAACTGCTCTCTGCCTTAATTACGGACTCAATTAAACGGACTGGCAAGTTATTCTCCTGCGCCGCTGACTGAATGATTGGTTGATATTGTGACGGTGCTATGCTTTGGTATGAGGCATCACTCCTTCCTGAATTATTTACTTTAAACTATCGTTGTACTCCTTCTGTAGACCGGACGGGACCGGGATTCCATAGAGGTTATAAAGCTGTACTGCTGTTTGAGGGTTCTGAGTTTGAGAAATGATCATGGCCTCAATTTGTCTTTGGACGTTCGGATCGGAATAGACATCCACTCCCAAATTAGCCTGTTCTTGAAGTCTTTGCATAATCGGTGAACTATTGATAATCCTGGAAATATCACCTGCCGTTGGTCCTGCTGCAGATGGTTGATTCATTCGGTCGTAAATCTCCATGTCAATTGACGACCGGAAACGATCCTGATCCAATCCAAACCTTGCCTGATCAAGCGCCAATCCTGCTCGACTCATGTCAATTTGATTAGCTAATTGAGCCTGTCTCAGAGCGTAATCCAGGCCATGCCGTCTTGCATCCTCGTCAAATTGCTGTTTGTATCTCTCGTCCGCGATAGCATCACGGTACTGTTGATACTGGAACTGTTGAGAGTTGATCGGCGCCATGTCTCTTACTTGATCAAACAAGACATTGCCATCATCTTTCGGACCTACATAAGTACCGTAGAGCTGCGCTAAAGTATTAGCGTTATCGATGTTCATTTGTCGCTGTTGCATGGTATTCTGACCGTTATAACGGCCTGTCAGTCCAGCTTCTGTAATCCCACGCTGCCAATCTTGTTGATCCAGTCCAGACAGTAGAGGTACAAGCTCTGACAAGCGATTTTGATTATCTTGTGCAGCTTGATAGTTTGCAAGCTGTCGCTGCCAGTCTCGGTTAGCATCATCGGCATACCGTTGATACGCTTGCTGCATGAGCTGAGGTAATACAGTATCGCTCACCCGGCCAAGCTCACTTTGTTGGATTTGCGCCACTCGATCCGTAGTCATAGATGAGTTTCCAATGCCCCGGGAGCCCATTTGTACCATGGCATTATTACCGGCTGTCTGTGCGTTTTGCTGAGCTTGTCTTAAAGCTGCTTGGTACTGTGGATCGGTTTGAGGATTGTAACTGAATTGTTGTGGCGCCTGGAACTGAAACGGCTGCTGGTTGGCATTTTGTGTCATACGTTCGATCAAAGGTTTAATTTGCTCTTGGTATGGGCTCTTTTGTTGTGCTGCATAGCCCCCTGTAGCCGTGTTTACTTTGTCGGCCCACTGCTTTGCTAGATTAGCCCCTGCCGTATCTCCAAGCGCTGATTTGCCTTGATAGACCTCTAAGGCGCGTTTATACTCGTTGCGACCTGCATCCCGGTCAGAGGCATAGTTAGCAAGCCGTTGCTGCCAAGGCGTGTCATTATCGGCAGGCTGCCTAAATGTAGGTGTTGCCATAGTATCACCCCAAAATAAAAGACACCCCGCAAGGAGTGTCCAGAATGTTTTATTCACTTGTCCCAATCAGGGTAATGGTGTGCTCTTAATTCCTCTAACTCGGTTTTTTCCTGGATTAATCCATTTATAATTTCTGTTAAACTACCATCACTATTCTGAGCTCCAAATAGTTTGATTTTGTCATCCATAATCTTAATTTCGTGATTCAGAGATTCTAATAATGGAACAACATCTTCTGCTTTCTGCTTCACCTCTGTTGTTATCTTTGCCAGTTCGTCCTGCGATTCTTGTTCAACTGTCTTATCTGCACTTAAGCTTATACCCTCATTCATATCAAAACTCACCTCGTACCCTAATGTTTCAGCGAACTCCCGTACAGGCAGATAAGAGGTTCCCTGGATTACGATAGCTTCGTTTTCCAAAAGTTCTCCCTCTAGTTTAACCGGGAAAACTCCGTCAACAGCCTTACCTATCATGTTGCTTACTTCCGCATGTGCCGTTATTCCGATTGTAAGGGCAGCGCCAAAAATTGCACCAATAAGATACTTTCTCATATTATCAACCCTTTACCATAGTTTTCCTTATTATACTATGGTTAACTCTATCCTCCAAGGGCCGATATTCTTGCTGATAATTCGCTCAGTTCTTGCTGTAGTGATCTTCCTGTATCTCTGTTTCCAAACTGCCCCCAATTTCTTACAGTTACTCTCCCGCTATTCCCGGCGCTTAGGTCTAGATTCCCCATCGTTGACGATATTGCAATACTCAAAGAGGACACTAAGTTCAAACCCCATGTATCTAAGAAAATTACACCGATTGATCCAGAGCCATTATTGAACTCAAGAGCCGGTGTTCCTGCAACATCTGGTACTATACGTAATTGGGAACCTGAAAAATTTACTGCTTTAAGCAAGTTTTCACTGCTGCTAAGCTCAACTCTTTGTCCGAAGTCAGCTGTTTTAATCAACGACCCTATGATAGTTACAGCCTCTACTAGTCCTGCTGTGATGTGTCCAAGATTGGCTGAAATTGCGGATAACTCATCTACAGTCAGCCTGTCAGCCGTAATGGACTTGGCCCTGATGTTTTTAACATCCAAATTCCCGGTGAGTAGCCAAGATAACTCTTTGATTAAGATGGCTACAAGATTAACTAAGTCCTTTGTTTCCATTGCTCCATTTACCTTTGGTAGATTAGGTGTACTCATAGCGCCTCCTTATACAATAGGCATTTCTCTTACCTGCCTTGTGAATTCATGAATCTTTACGTAACCAGTACCGGAAAATCTTACCCTTACCCAATTGGAATCAGCTACTGTCGTGACTGGAATGATGATTCTGGCCTGTTGAATGTTGCTTGCCCCTGTGACGGTCTGAGCTAACGTCCAGTCATTACCGTCAATGGTTTTGGATAAATGGACTTGTAAGCTGCTGCCGATTGGCACATCAGCAACAATATACATCCGGTACCAGCGAACCTTTTGAGCGAATGATCCAGCTCCGAAAGGTTTGGTTATCCATTCAAAGTTGACCCCATTTGCGTTGGTCGCTGGTTGGTAGACTCTTTCAGCACCGATATAAAGCGTATTGTTCCAGCCGACCATTACGTTTGGTGTTGTGTCCTCGTACACGTTCCATATTTGATGCAACAGGTCATAAACAAGAAGTCGGCTCGGGATATAGAAGTACAGTTTTAACCCGTCTGTAGCTGCGCAAATTTCGCTTGTACGCCCCTTGTCCATTCCATCAATGTATTTCTGAACGGTCAGCGAAAAGTCTTTAGATGGAGGCATACCGCCTTGATAGAGATAGATTCCTGTGGGATGCACAAAGTATAATGCTCCGCCAATGTTAATAATCGATTTATTATTAACAGCCCCTACCTCATAGGTGACTGGTTGCATGGTGTAATCCTCAGGTGAGTATCCAAAAAGCTCATGAATCGAGTTCGGTTTAAACACTGTGACATGCCCTATTCCGGGTTTAACGGCTACTATGTCCTCGCCGTCTGGCGTTTCAACTTCGATCCATCCGGAAGCCGCAGCATCTCCGGTAGCACTGGACCAATCTCCTGCATCTCTCCAACCACTGAAATGTAACGTACTATCCTTAGCCCCGAATAAACGATCTGCAAATTGTTCGATAAATTTAATTCCTGCAGGTGGACCAGACAATGTCTGTACGGTGCTGCCGTCATATCTCCTTACTGTCGACCCGTTAGAGGCGATTAGGTTCACGTCAGAGTAATTCCCCTTGAAATTGGTAAAATGCCAGTCTGTGGACGTATCCAGTCCGCTGACAAGAGCTGAACTCCATGCCGAACCTGTCCACCTGCGCCAAGTTCCGTCACTGAATATGGCGTGGAGCTCCGTGTCTTTCCAGGTGCCAAGCCCGATGACTTTAGAACCGATAGCAGCCCCCATAACAGAAAACCCTCTCCTGGTTTCTAGGAAAGGGTATCCGTCCATATTTTTCATTTGAGTGGCGAAGTTATCGCCTATAGAGAGTGAATCAAGAGTGTTGATTCCTCGGAACTCTCTTGTCACAGAAGGCGGCAAAATTCCAGGTAGCTCGCCTAACGGTTGGAGACTCGTTACAGCGCTCTTACGCTCTGCTGGAGGTCCCTTTGCGGATGGCAACCACTCAGGGGGCCTAGGAATGTTAATCCTCACATCAATCACCTAGCTTTGCGTGGTTTTGAGCTGCTACATTGAGAGCATTGGTAAACTCAGATGCGTAGTTATTAGCCTTGGCAATATCATCTTGAGCTTTGGCGATCTTGGAACATAGCCCTATCGTGTAAATCCAATGGTACTCTGGTGGTGCGTCTGGTTGGACATTTAGACTATTGCTTGTAAAGGTTGTAGTTCCTACCCTATAGCATCTAACCACGCCTTGACCAGACATTGCCGGGGGCGGAGTTAAGGTAAGTTGAAAGTTAGAATCGTTAAACGTCCAGTAGTTTTGTCCTGGCTTTACGTCCTCGCTTAGTAACGATCGGTACTGGATTAAACCAACCCTGACCTGATCGATGTTTTTAGCTCGGGTGTTATTCGGTAGTGTATAGTGAGGCTGATTACCCGAAGCGTTAAAAGTAACCGCCTGCGGTATCTTAACGACCGAAAAAAAATCCTGATTGATTGCATTTAGCCATGCAACTTTGTCAGGATTTGCGTATGCGTTTGGGACGAGAATGTCCGCTTCGGTTATGATTTGTTGAAGGGTAAGCATATTGTCACCTTCTTTATTTTGATAAGCTTGCAGAAATTACGTCAGGAATTACCTTTCTATCGCCTTTGATTTCCGAAACACTTCTGTTTTGCTTCCAATACTGAACATTAATCAGAGCGAATAAAGTCCACATCCACGGGTACCAGTAGTTAGAAATAATGGCGAGATGAATAGACATTGTGACAAATGATACCAAGTATACATACTTTAAATTACCCTTAATTTTTAATATGATGGTTAAGTGATAAAGCATTACCCCTAGAAACAAGCAAAGTCCTACTAACCCGGTAGCAATGAGAATTTCCAAGTATAGACTTGTACTGCCTGTGCCATATAGTAATGATGATATTCCAGGACCATGTCCCATTAAAGGTTTTTCTTTAAATAACTCAAGGGCCCTATACCATCTTGCCAACCTGGATCCTCCGTCATCTATTGAATAATTGACTAGGGTTATTTTATCTATAATCCCCGTAATAAACGAAAGGTTACGATCTCCCTGCAGAAAATAATACATACTCAGGAATACTACTCCACAAAAAACAGGGTAAATCATCACAACACTAGAAAGTTTAAACCCTTTCCTGAATAACTTCACGATTTTTATTATCGCAACTATCAGCAATATAATACTTAGTTCTACGAAACCAGCTGCACTAAAAGTAAATATTAAGGATAATGTCACGACTATTAGACTGAAAACTAGTTTTGCTTTGCTTTGATTAATATTCTTTTGATAGTGATAAACAAACGGAACGAACATCAGTAAATACATTGCAAGATGACCGGATTCAACAGTAGTCCCTCTCGCCCTAAAAAAACGTTGTCCTCCCACGCCATAAGTAGCATTGTTCTCATCTGCAATTCTAAGTATGTTGAAACCCCAATTTAAAAAGTTTTTACTGATAAACTCTAGAATTGTTATTATTGCTACAAACACTACTCCCCAAGTAATATACTTATATATTTTTTCGACTGGATAGTTCGTTTTTGTCATCAGAACAATAAATGACAAAAAATAAACAACAATAACGCTGATGTACGAAATGCTGTGATTCAATCCAGACTGTTGAAAACCTAGTGAGTAATTTTGGAGTAAAAACGATAGGACCAGAGAGAGAACGAAAAATAGGTTAGTATTACTACTCCTCTTCCTAGACCATCTATTTTTTTATCCTTGATTACGACCAAAATTGTGGCTAAACATATAAGCAAGCCCAAAAACATTGGTATGGGTACCCATTGATGAAATGCGAACGCACTCGTCCATCCAAGTAAAAACAAGAATATTGATATAATCTTCATTGTTCCCCTCCAAACAATGAAATTATATCAATTACATATAAAATATTCCAGTTGTTTAATCGTTAACCTCCCAGGAACCGACAATACTTTCAATAATCCATGAAGTTGTATTTAGTTTTCTGAGGGTTACTCTTGCCCCAATAGTAGATGACTTTATTCCTTTTCCAGCTTCGGCGCTTAGTGGATAAATCATCTCGTTAGGTGCGGGGATAATTAAAATCTGGTGAGCACTTCTTATTTCTACTGTTGTCACCCACGATGGGGGTAGCGCCCCGTCCAGTGTAATCGATTGAGACGTTGTGCTGCTCTGATTATGCAATAGCTGGTATGGAGATGATAACCGTATGGTTGGTTGCGTATTGGCTATGTCATAAACCAGAATTCCCTTTCTGTCTGATATAGACCCGCCAGAATCACATGCATACCACATTTGCGCGTTTCCATTTGCTCCGTATCCACTTATCTCTAAAGGATCAACAATTGTGACATTTTTAACATAACGATCGGAACGCGATACATCCTGTACATTTATGCCTACAGTCATTTTGTTGGGGTATGACGAATCTCTAATTGTCGGGTTATAAATATTTACATTCCCTATATGACTGTCACCTACTGTATCCACCGGCTCTCTTCCGACGAGTATTCCTGCCCCGAAGGATCCTGCAGTGGATCCTGCTCTGTTGGGATTTATAACGTATGGATTGATAATGTCAACTTGGATTCCAAAGGCACTCCAATTTCTCATCCACAAACCATTACTCCTGTTGTCATACCATTTTGGGTCTAAAACAGTTATTTTCCCCTTTGTGCTTTGCTGCAGTTGGGCTAAATATAAACCGTGATAGCTGCCTATATCTTTATGATTGATGATTGTACAGTCAACTTCCCTTGTTGCTCCGGTATGCCACTGTAAAGCCATCAAAATACCTGGACCGCTATTATTTTCAGTATAAGGACTGTCTAATGTGATTCCTTCTATCAGACAATTGGCATTATTAGGCTCAAAGTCTATTCCTGCTTGAGGGGCTGTTCCGTTTGTGTTTTTTAACATCGGCCTTACGATAGAAATGTTTCTCCCGGATATAAACGATATTCCTTGTCTCCTGTTGTTGTCACAAGTAACATCAATTACTTTACCGTTTTCGCAGTATAATTTTTCTGTGCCTTGACCGATATAGAGACCGTCACCCCAACAATCACGCAGAACAACCCTTTCAATCGTAAAGTTAGAAACGCCCTTTAGTTCTATTCCCATTCCCCATTCGCCTGTGGTGCCTATGTGGTCTTGGCGTTCTCCTTGGATGGTGCCTCCAATAATACTAAAGTCGGATATCTGGTCGCATCCAACAACTCGGTAAGCCTGAGTACTTGTTGGGATCGCCTTAATAACGGCATTGTCATCTAATCTCAATCTTACATTTGAGCGCAATTGCAGCCCGATTAAAGCATCAACCATATAGAGACCGTTTGGCAAATAAACCTCTCCACCACCTGCGTTGGCCACGTCATCTACTGCTCGCTGGAGTTGCGGCAATACATTAGTTCCATCCATCGGAACACTGTAAGGAGGTAGTCTGACGTTTACAAATCGCTGTTTTATATCGTCGAGTGTGGCATAATCCTCTAACCCAAACTCACTCTTGAGCCTAAACCCACCTCGTGGAGAGGCTTTATCTGTAATAGTATCTACATTTCCGTTTACATCCGTTGTAACCTCGGCTACAGTCAAATAAGACGCTCCAACTGGATGTCCTGTTCCCCACCACCAATAACCGTCTTGATGAAAATCAAGGTAGTAGGTAGTGTTCGGTATCGTTGTTTGGAAGCTTGTTCCTTCTCTGGCCAGAACGTTATTATTCAATGCTGCCGATATGTCAGTCACATCCACCATGTCATTACGCTGTAAGTTCTTGGTGACAATGCCACCTTCGTTAACATAGTTCTGCAAAAAGAAACCGACATCGTTAAATTTGTTGATTTTCCTGTAGTCTAGGTAAGTGCTTTTTGTTTGCTGCGAGATATTCGAGCTTGTGCTACTATTACCGTTATACCAAGGAAAATTACTCATTATATCACCATCTTTCTTTTACGACATGCCTTTCCCAACCGCTGTTAGCTGTCCTGTAATCATAAAGCCATTGCTCATATTGTTCGCGGTATTGGCTTCGCTCAGAACCTGTTGTGATGTCCTTAAGCACCCCAAAAACCAGAACCATGTCAAAGTTAGGGTCAAGTCCGGTAAGTCCATTCATATCATTCACTGTTAGTGGAGCAAGAACAGATGTATGGAATATCTTAAGTCCCTGTTCTATATCCTCGTCTGGCTCTGGAACAAGCCCGATAGTACCGTTGAGAAAGTAATAATAAGCCCCGTTGAATCGTTCATCAAACTGCCTATACGCCATTCTGCGCCACTCTCCACTTACATACATATCAACGTCTACCACGTTACCAGGAGGGCATGGTAAGGGATATTGGGACTTGCCCTTGATGATGTCTACTGTTGATACAATGGGCTCAGACTGTCGTTGAGCCGGCCCAAAATTGCGTATGATCTGGTCTCTTACTTGGGTTATCTTACGAAGTATTGATGGGATGGAACGATAACTGTCCGGCGCCCTTTCGATGATTTCTTCCACAACTTCGCTAAGTAGCATCTTATCACCCCTTGAGCGCTGTCAAAATACTGTTAAGCAGTGTAGCAACATCCTCGGTTGTGGCCGTTGATGGATCAGCAATTGGATCTATGCTTGCAAAAGCACTTTTGAGTACAGTTAACGCATGCTGGTCGTCTACATACTTTTTGTTTGCTGCATCGTTATCTGCTACCGGATCGGCTGCTGCCAATTGTCCTCCAAATTGGTACATAGCAAGATGGTCTGCCGTAGGCGTTTGTTCGTATGGCACGATTCCCAAGACGCTGGTTTCCAGCGTTGTACCTATCACCATCTTCGGAATTAATGTTTCCGGCTTATCGATTTTAGGCGTAGCCAGCTTATCATCTGTTACAGCCCCATTTGCGATTTTGGCTGTTGTTACACCATTATCTGCTATCGGAAATGTGCTTGGCTTACCAGTGACATTGCCCCAAGCAACGGAATCTGCAGTAGCAGCAGATGGGGCTTTGGCATCTGGAGCTAATTTAGCTGTGGTTACGGCTCCATCTTGCAATTGTTCTGTACCTACGCTATCAGGACCGGGAGCGCCTATGTTGACCGGATTACCGTCCGTGTCCACAAGTACCACGTATCCTGGATTACGCATACTAGTTGCCGTCATGTGTCCTCCTCCTTCGCTTCGGTTTTTCAGCCTCTTGCGGCTTCTTCTCCGTCATTATTTTTTTGATTTCATTCAAAAGCTCGTTCGTTTTTTGTTGCTCCCTCACAAGGGCGTTTAGGGCGTCTAATTCAATGCGATACATGATAACCTCCTAAAAAAGAGGGGATGAACCCCTCTCTTAAGGTTGTGGATTGTGTCCGTAAATGAAGGAATAGTTGATAAAACCTCTCCCCCAGCGGCCGATAACCTTGTATTTCAATGTTTCTTTGTCAAAGTCAGTAATGGAGCCATTCTCAGGTTTGCGTCTCCATTGCCATTTGTTATATCGCCTCATCCTGGCTGTATCAACTGCAAACCAGGCATGACGGTTTTTAAGGAAGGGATTGACCACAACAGTAATCTCACCTTGATAGATGTTGATGTTAAATTGATCAGATCCCGGCTCATACTTGGGAATCTCCTTGCCCGGAACGCCAGCAATTTGGAGGGCAGCACGCCTGTTATACGGAGCAACAATAAGACGATCTGGCATGACGGCCATCAAATTCCCTTTGTCATCTACCCACTCTTGCATTGCCACTACAGTGTCATCCCAAGCATCAATAGTAAGTGGAGAGTCTCCAAGATTAGACTGTACATCGACACTATTTTTAGGGCTATAAGGATGGTTTGCTGCACATAACGCCACGCCATCGGGTCCAGCAGAGTTATAGTTACGCCCTTTAAAGTCAGGTCCAGCTGTAACAAAAGCGTTGTTAAGAAATTCAACCGCTTGATATTGCTGGGTTTTGTACGTAGCATCAGCAAGCCCGGTAATACGGTCTTTAATTTGAGTCAGCTTCAGATCGTCGATAAAGTCCCGGTCGATCTCACGACCACCAGAATATTTGTGATTACGAATTCTCTTTTCCCATAGCTCGTCAATGTCTTCATAGTGGACTTGGTTTCCACTGTGGTTCCAGTCCTCTAAAAGACCCTCTCCACCAGCGCCATCGTAGCTTTCTGTATCCTTTGTGGAGTTTTCCACCCCGTACATGTCGGGAATAAAGTCCTTCTTATCTTTCATTGCTGTGGAGTAAAGCTCACGGAAAACTGGTTCTAGTACATCTGAATTCCATTGTAATTTTGTTTGCATGGTTTAACCCCCTTAGCTAAGTTGCCGTTTTTTTACTTTGATACGGCACACTTTCTTATCCTCGATTACTCCTAAAACTGCAATAGATCCACCTGTTACTGTGGCAGCGTCTACCGATAGACCATCAGCTGCAATTGCCACTTCGTTTGCCCCAGGGACAAATCCGGCGTCTGGCGTTCCGGTAAAGGCTGCTTCAAAAACGTCTCCCTCCCGGGCCTGAAACACTTCACACGGTTGATCAGTTCCGGATTCGATATTGGACGACAAGAAGCCCCCAATTTCATCAGTAGCCCCCGCCTTTGTCCAGCGCCCAGCGTCAATCTTTACAGCTTCGCCAGCACTTCCGTCCTCTCCATCTGTAAACAAAATGTCTGTGATACGGCTTGTCGGTGCACCGTACTCGTTGTATACAAATCTAAATCCCTGCATAGGTAAGTCCTCCTTACTTCTTCGCGTATTTTTTTGCTAGTTTTGGTGATAAACCGAACATAGAAAAAGCCGTTGCCAACTCTTCCGGAACTTCCGGTTCAATATCACCGTCCGTTTGAGTTTCTACAAGCGACCTTTTGTTGAGTTTCTGCTGCTTGATGGCTTGCTGTTCGGCTTGTTTTTTAACTTGCGCTTGAATCTTATCCCGGTGCGCCAATTCATAAGCATCTACCGGGTCATAACCCCTTTGGATGCGATCAATCATATCAGGCGTAAACCAAGGTGCATTTCCTTCTGAATCGACTTCCTGGGCCGTCTCAGGGTACTTTTGGAAAAGTTCTTCCCATTTTTTTTGTCTTTGCTGATTAAGTTCAATCTCTTCCCGTTCTTTTTTCAGGCGTTCCTTTTCTTCAAGCGCTTGTTTGGCCTGCTGTAGTAAAGGATGATTGTTCAAGTACTGTTCAGCCTGCTGACGATCGATTCCGTTTTCTTCAAGTTCGTCCAAAAGCTTGTTCTGCAACTGTTCGTATTCGTCCTGTTGCTTCTTGACTTGGGCCTGTTCTAGTAGCTCAATATTAGCAACAAACTCCGAATGGTCTTTAAACCCGGCGAGTTTGGCTGCTCGATCCAGGTGTTTTTCCAGTTCGGTTTTACGTTCCCTCTCCTTATCAAGAGCTAGTGCCTTTTGAACGTACTCTGGAAGGTTTTCGTCATTAACATCAACTTCGACTTCTTCCTTGTTAAATTTGACCTTAACCTTCTTTGGTTCCTGTTTCGGTTCCGGTTCCTCTCCCTCTGTGGCGGGAGGATCGGTTTCCGGTTCCTCGTCTTCTGTTTCTGCTGGCGTTTCTTCCTCCGTCTGATACTCCAAGCCAAACGCCTCCATAGCGCTCGCTATGTCCTGTTTCTTCTCGTCTACTGTCGTTTCAATCTCTTCGGTATGGCTGCCGATTTGATCTGTCATAATTCATTTCCTCCTGTCGCGGTATGGCTGCCGCTAATATAAATAGGGCACTGGATTCTCACCAATGCCCCGTGTTACCTCAATAGTTTCGCTGCTTCTACTTCGAGTTTTCCGCGCTGAATCTCTTGATTAAATTGCTCCTTCTGCGCCTCTCTCTGTTGTCTCATGAATTCAGCTTCACCTTGCATGTTAGCTTGTTGCTGTTGTTGTAAAGCTTGCCCCATTTGTTGCAATTGCCCGGTTAACTCTAGGTTTTGCTGCTGTAATTGCATCATTTGTTGTTGTAACCCGGCGTTTTCCTCGATTCTCGCCCTTATGATATCGAAAGGCTCCATGCGACCGTTAGCAATGGTGTACTGTACGCCTTCCATGTCGATCATTGGCATGCCTGTTACCGGGTCTTGCATCTGCAAGAGGTTAAAAGCCAACTGAATCCAATATTCCCTGTCCTGAGGCTTGTCCACGCTGATATTAACCTTAATGTCAAAGTGTGGAACGTACTCTTCTAATACCGGCTGTTCTATCGGTTGTCCAGTTTCGTCTACCTGTTCATATTGCGATTCAGCGAGAGAAATCAGGCGATCCCGGCTCATTGCAATGATTCTTTCGCCTACTACTCGGGCTATTCGGTCGGTTGTGTAAAACTGTGCTATAAGCTCGATGTACTGAGCAAACACTTCCTCAAGTGCTCCTTCTATAATGGATGTTGCAAGATTAAGAAGTGTGCTGGATGCACTTATCAAGGCCTTGGCCTGCTCTCCTGATGTAACATTGGAGTTTGCTTGGCCCCTTGCACTGTCAAACTGCCCCGGAATCTTTTGCAACATGTCTTTGTAGTACTCCAGCATGTTGAAGACGGTGTTCGGAATGTTGACGCCCTGGAGCTCTTTCCAGTCATTCATGCGACCAGGAGCTATTGGTAACATGGCCCCCGACTGCGAACGCTGTTCCTTCCAGGTGTTCGGCCTTGTAATGGCTCCTTCTTCATATACAATGGCGCCATTTCCTTGCTTCGCCATTGTCTCAATAGCGATTTCGGCAAATTTATTTAGCATGATCTGAGGCTTGATCATGTCACGCATATATCCTTTGCCCCACGGGTTTTGTTCGTCCGGAAATAATGTGCGTGCTATAAAAGGATATTGTCCATGGTCATACACGTAGGACTTATGCTCCAAAAAGACTCCAGACGTTGAAATATAAATGCAATGTACCCCTTCCATGCGTCCCTCGGCTTTTGCAAAGGCTTCAGAGGGGTCAAGACCAGAGGCTAACTTTTCCTCGCCTAACTCCCTAAAGAGTTCCTTATCCTCTCGGCTCATCATTTTTGGAACGCCTCTATACCAATACTCTATAAGCGTGGATTGCTGCTGGTTGGTGGTGGTGTCTTCGCTGATATATTCATCCCGGTTAAAGCTATCAATGGATTGACCATCATTGTCGAATACGTCATCTTCACCTTGATAGTCTGCTGTTACCTTGTCGCCTTGTCCCGGCCAACGCTCCCTAAAGTACTCAATCGGCCTCGGCGTGCGTATGATGTGAGCCTGTCCCTTTTGCAAGTTATTGAAATCTCTAATACGGGGATCAGGATAAAAACTATCTAAAGATACTGGCAAAATGTCGTTCTGTCCAATATAGCGATTATTCCCCCGGCCACCCTCTATGGTCGGGTCATAGACCACCTTGTAAATAAGAGGGCCATGTATAACCATGCGCCTGACTGCCCGGACGTGCTTTGACCTAAACTTAATCTGCTTAAGCTCGTGAGGGATAAACTCGTTGAGTTCCGTTGCCTTTTGGTCGTCCTGTGGTTCTTGTGGCTCGAAGTCGGGATATGGATCCCAACCGCATAACTTGGCTACAATCGCTTCTATCTGTGACCAGGCAACGTTATCCACGCTATTAGGTCTTAGTCGTGAAACTGACTCAGGTCTAAGCCCGTGCCAATGGTCGCCCATATAAAACCTTTGTTCCTGTCGCCAGATCGGCTCCATGGGCTGTCTGGCAGCTTTAAACACTTGATAGTCATTGGACACCATCTCATATATCTCTTGCTGCTTCGGCGTGTTCGGATTGCTGTTTTGGGTTTCTGTATCTCCCGAAAAGATACCTTTAATCTTGTCTAGTACAGCCACGTTTTCACCCCTTTCCGAAAAATAAAGAAAGCCTCTCGGCTTAATCCTCTATGTCTCTATCGTCATACCAGCTAAGAGGTTCTCTTTTAGGCTCATCCACGGACTTTGGAGCGTCCGTCATAGTTTTGTACTCTTTATAGTCACGGGCCATTAGACGGTCCGTCAGGCGCTCTATCGTCTTTTGTTGCTTAAGTATCACTATGGCACTAAATGCAGCCAGTACCAAGTATAGGATAGCTATTGTGGTTAGCATGTTATCACCTCACCAAAAGGATTCTATTTCAAATTCGTTCTCGTCTTCGTCATCAAAGTTCTTTCTTGTCGATTCATCCGGGGTAGCCGACCACGCCGAATCTCCTTTAGCTGGAGTAGGCTGACTCATTACCCAGTACCTTAATGCATCCGGTATATGGTCTAATGAGTGTGCTGCTACATCCTCTACTTTTTTTTCATCGTGCATCATTGCTGGGATCGCTTCGATTGCCTTGATACATGTCGAGAATATCTTTAACTTTGCTGTCTTGTAAGTCTTCCCGGTTACATGGTCGAGTTCTGTCTTAACGTGTAGCCATTCGCGGAGTCGTTTCCAGCCGTTAACCCGTTCCTTTTTGGCTTGGATTAATGGAACATCCTTTTGAGCGAATATCTCAGCAGGTGTTATGTTTTCCGTCTTGGCCTTGTTCCAGAAGCTTGTATCTGCCACATTGTATTCATATCGCTCTGAAACCGGGCTGTTTAGCTTCACAGCTTCCACTTGTTGGCTCGTTAAGAGTTTAGTTTGTGACAACTCCCTATATAAGTAAGCAGTGCCGTCAGGAGCTAAAGCAATCCACAAACACACAAACGGATCAGTGTAACCTTCGTCCAGCGCTCTATATCGCTTCCATTCCCTCGGTATATCAAATGGTTCCACAACATGAATAGAGCGTGTAAATTCACTGAAATACTGACCTGCGAATACATCCCAATCCCCTTCAAGCAGCTGCTTGCGCTCAATATCGGGTAGAGCCAAAAGACGCGCCAAATAACCCGGATCCGATTGGACCAAGGCTTGGTTGTCATGCACATTAGCAGGGATGAAGATGCGGCTTCTTATGATGGGCTCTCCTGCTTGTGGTGTTCCTTCGGGCCAAAACAATGGGTTTCCATCATCGTCCGTTTCTGGTATGTTATGGACTACCTCTGGCTGTCCGATGGATACAAACCTCTTTTTGACCCAAGTGTGTCCTATCCCTCCGGGGTTAGTAGTGCTCTTGACGCTGCGTGGATACGGTTTACTACCCCGTAAACGGGAAAGCATGTACTTGTACCATTTTTCCTCAAACTGCGTTAACTCTTCCCATCGGATAACATCATATTCAGCACCTTGATAGTTCATGTAGTTTGCGTCATTGTCCCAATACGCTAGCTCGATGATGCTGCCATTCAAAAACTTCCATTCATGTTTGGATGAGTTATATTTACCTAACTCTTTTGGAAATACCTGAAGCGTCCGAGCGATTATAGAACGTTGCAAATCTGGATACGTCCGCCGGAATATAATCTGTCGGCTACCTGGGTATTGCATGGCGTACTTAAGGGTATCAAATATAGTAGCCTCGGACTTTCCTCCCCCTGCTGCTCCCCCGTAGAGAATTTCGTCTGCTTCTACTTGGTGGAATACCTTTTGTCTCGGCTGCGGTTTATAAGGAATCACGACCTTATTCATCTTTGGTCATTCCATCATCAAAGACGACTGTTAGGCCACCTGAATGGTTAGCGTCAATGTCCTTCTTATCTCGCCACTTATCCGGCCTTCTGTTCTTAAGCCAGAATATTTGAGCTGTTACATCTGGCTGTACTTCCTTTGTCACTCGTTTAGTCTCGACCATGATTGCATTGCCTGTCTTTGGGTCAGTAACAGCCTCTTTAGTGACTTCATCGTATCGATAGCCAAGAGCACGTTTATAAAGGGAATTCTCGACCTCAACGTCAGCAACTTCCTGTCCTCTTTTTAAGGCCTCCGACAACTCCGGGTATTTGTTCTTGTAGTCAAACAGAGTGGAACTTGCTACACCCAGATTATCTGCTATTTGGTCTATCGTTAATCCATCTCTAGCCCATGCCTCCACTAGCAGGAGCTTAGGCTCCACATGCGTATGGTACTTGCTTTTCCTGCCTCCTGCCATCTGATCATCTCCTCTATTCACTGAATATTCACGAAATTCTGTATTTACCCCGTGAATTTTGATACTTTTACGTATCTTTATGCGCATCGATGTATAAAACCATAATAAAAAGCACCCGAGGGTGCATGACAATAATCCTATATACCCGCTTGCGTTGATTTGCTATAATTATTTATGAGCCTTTGTGGGAAAGCATCCCCGGGCTCTTTTTTTATGCCCACCGAAGTGAGCCTTAATCTAAAAAGAGAGCATCCTTATCTGCCTATACGGCCCATATCCCGACTTATCGGTTTTATATGATGCTCTAAGAGCCTTATGTTATTACATTAGCAACTATACATAGTAAAAGGTACGCTAGACCTGCGGTTGTCTGCGTACCCTTCACTTATATCTGGCGCTTGTACGTCATTTGCACGTCAAGCAGCAGAATTTTTTATTTTTTCTTTCGCCCTTTCTACATATTGCTGGACTGTTCTCCTTGAAAGAGCTAATTCTCGTGCAATTTCTGCGTAACTCATTCCATAGCTCATATGCAGCAAATAACATTGTCTTTCTCTTGCTGATAGATTCCACAACATATCCACTAGCTTTCGCTTGTCTCGGTCATCTAACGGCTTCTCAGGCGTTTCCAGATCCAAACTCGGGAATATGTCTGGATCAAGCAAAGCCGTCCTCTGGTACACACTCTGGCGCTCTATACCCCTACGGTTGCCTGGTCTGCGCCCGTTACGCATCCATTGCAGCGCGAAGTCCATATCGTTTATCATCCCACCCACTACGGTAAATTCGTCTCTTCCTGCTTCGTCTGTCCTGTCCAAACTCTCTCTATACCGTTTTAATTCCCTGTTTGTTTCGCTATACTCGTCTGTAAGAGTCTCTATCCATGTTTTCATGTGTTATACCCCTTCCCATGTGGTATAATTGGTATAGGAACTCTTGTTTCCCCCACTGCCCCTCCCCAGGATCGGTGGGGGAATTTTGTTTTATTCGCTCTCTTTTATATGGGTATTCGGATTTTATGGTTGAAATGGGTGTTTCAATTTCCAGTAATATGAATCATTCCAGTAGATCATCGTCGAACTTACTGCCGCACATAGGACAGAAATTCGGCACTTGAACGCCCTGATTCGTAAACCCGTATCCCTGCCGCTCACAATCTCCAATAAACGTCCAGTGGCAATTCATGCATTCGCACACTGTGAGCGACATATCCCGACTCTCATCATCGGTGTCAACGCCTTGCCGTAAGGCTTCAATCTCGCGTATAAACTTAACCTTGGCTGTCTTCATATTCCTTCACTCTCCTTCGCTTTTTTGTATACTTTGCAACACCCATTTACTAACATCAATGGAATGTGAAATTTTCGTTTCAACTCAATAATCCGAATAGCCTTTTATATCAAAACTACCGGATTCGACTTCCCACTCTAAGTCAACAAGTGCGCTGTGTTGTCCGCTCAAGTGCCGCTTATGATATCCAGTATGTTGTTTGACAACTTGTTCTAGTGCACTTTTGCGGGTAGCGATCCAGTCTAATATCATCTTCTTGCTTATTGCATCGTCCACTCTTACCCCTCCCCTTTCTGAGGCATCCTCTTAGCTGCACCCTTTACCGCACAAGCAAACGCCATAGTCGCTATTACAAAGAGTAGTATTCCTAAACCTATGGATATCATGGAGTCACCCCGATTTCCTTTAATGTACTATGTGCAATACCATTTATCTTTGTGATACAAGCGTCTTCTTGGCTGGATTCGTCTTCGATTTCTCGTAAGGCTTCTATGAGCTTATCCCGTTCCTCTACAGCTTCCTTAATGATTTGGTCTGAGTTATCTTTGTATTCTTTCAAGGTAGTAAGAAGTCGTGACTTGTCTTCTCTTAGCTTCTGGTTCTCTTCCCTTAGCTGCTGATTCTCTCGCTGTACGGCTTCACTGATAGCTTTCCATTCTGACATGCTATCCCTCCACTCCTATCTCAAGGGATTTTTCAATCATCATTCGTTTGGTTTCTTTCAGCATCTTAATGACAACATCTATGGATTCAACCTTTTCAAATGTCATTCTTACAGGAGTATCTTTTAGATCCACTTCCAAGTTCGGCTCATAATCTACGTGTTCTCCTATCTTGTTTGCTGTGGTTCGATTGAAAAAGCATACAGCTCCAACAATATCATCTTGTTTAAGTAGTGCAGGTGCTACATCGATATCGCCATGACCAAACTCTAATTGTGTGTATTCATTATTTTTGATAATTGGCATTTGCTATCCCTCCTAATATCCTGTGGCTTGCCTATCGTGATTGATCTGGTTTTTTGCCATGTAAGCCTCACATAACTGATCCCAAGTGAAATTAAAACCGACCATCCCAACTGCTATAAAGCAAAACCAAGCGTTTTTAAAGCAAAATACTTGCTTGCTGTATCCAAATGCTTTTTCTATCTTTTCGTCCTTGTCCTTTTCCATTTTCATCTTTAGTATCCAGTAGGACGTTTCGAGGATAGCCCCCGTCAATCCACCGTCCAAGCTTTTTCCCCTTATTTCTTCAATCGCTTCTTCGTGAATGTATAGGTGTTCTTCCCATCCTTTGTATATCGCGATCGAAAGGAAGAAATGGAAGCAATCAATGTATTCTTCGAGTAGAGGGTTAATTTCTTTGATTTCTCCAATCCCTCCGCACTCTTCACAAGTAGTTGTTTCTTGTTGAAGGTTGTTAGCTTCAAGACTCCCAGAAAACCATTCTTTATATCCGTTTCCATTACATTTGTTGCATTTTAGTGTTGTCCTCGGATCCTGATCTTTTGACCAGTATTTAAAGCAGCGTGTCTCATTCGCAAACTCCCCAATCTCCGTAAGCAGCGCTAGCACCTTGTCAGCAAACAGGTCTTGCCCCTCTATTCCTTTGTCCTTTATGATCCTCGCATCCAACTCCCGTTGCATGTTTACTAGCTCTGATATGTTCATTGTTTGGCCTCCAATAGCTCTGGATTGTCCCAGCGGTTACCCACTATCGTGATATTCATAAGATCTTCTAACCACTCATTCCCGTTAGAGCAGCGAAGAATAAAACCCGACCTTTCGTTATCCCATTCCACCACACCCAGATAATAGTTGTAGCCAATTATGTCGCCGTGTTCCCCTCTTTCTGGCTCTACGTAGCTGATAATGTCGCCTTCGTAACCTCTGTTTTTGCTGCCGGTATATTGCCCTACCGTTTCAGGATCGACCTTATACCAATATTCTGTATTGAAATATTCATCGTCGAATTCCACAATTGGCCCAACAATGACATCATCGCCAATGAGATATCCATGTACCCATTCCTTGCTATCGATCCGTTTGCCTCTATACTCTCTCATTCTCTTGCCTCCCTATATCGCCTTAGCGACTCTCTTAAACTCCTTGATCGGTATGCCTTGCTTGACTGTCTTGCGTCCCTCGATAAAGACCATGTTACCTATGATGGACGTTACCGTTACTTTGTGGTTGCCTAGTTTGTAGCGTTGGCCGGGTTTCATTTACTCTACCTCACTTCGGCTTACTTAAGATTCGATATCTCGTGTCCGTTTGTCCCCGTTCCCAAACCGTCCAAATACATTCCATCGTTGGCGCTCCCCCTTTGGATCCGAAAAGAAAATCTGGTCTCCAGGTGAGTGGCAAAACCCATGCAGGAGGGTATTTGTCAAACAAATCTGCTCGCTTTGCTGCGTGCCAGTACTGAGACTTAAGCAACATCCCCACAATGGGAGCCTCATATATCGCTTTACGGATAAATTCTGCCGATTGTTTAAACGGTGGGTTGGTAATTATGGCATCGCAAGATACTGGTTTCGCCGTCAAGTAATCTACCCCCCCAGTACCATAATCCGTATATCTGATATCTGTGGATATGACCTCATGCCCGTAAGACTCTATTACTTTCGACATGTGACCCTCTCCGCAAGCCGGTTCCCATACAATTAAGTCGCGAGGCAGCTTCAAGAAATCCATCAACGCATGCGTAACTTCTGGTGGAGTTGGGTAATAGTCAAGTTCTCGCCTATCCTTCGCACTCCTATTAGATAATACACTTCCCATGTCCTTTCCTCTCCCCTCACTCACATAATCCGTACTGACTAGAGCAAACGGGTACATCCTCAAATTCAATTGCCTTCACCAGGTCGTATTGTTTGCCGCCATAAGTGGTTTTCGACCATTCAACTACTTCATGGACACCTTCCCCTTGACCGTTGGCAGTGGGGAAAAATGTTGCTCCCTGTCGCTTGCTAGCCTTCTTAACCAGTTCCTCCCATTCAGCGATCCGGGCCACTTCTTCTGGGAATCTACGAGCAATTTCAAACAGTTCTTGTTTACCGCAATTGATGCAGGGCATGCATCCGACGCGCCCCATTCCCATTTTGTAGAGAGGGTTGGGTTTAATGCTGTGCCGTTCGTGCATCTCGAACACGTCCTCTACTGACCATTTGAGCAACGGTCTGTAAATTCGGTATCCTTCTGGGGTATCTTCCCATTCCGTCAACCTAGCTCTGTGAGGACTCTCCTGCGCCCTAACCCCCTGCCAACTTACTACTTCCTTACCGTCCTCCAGCAACGGGATGTAGACTTGTTCCAAAGTGGGGATTATTTTTAGTTCTTGAGTGCAGAATCTTGCTTTTGTCGAAGGAAATCTGCCTTTCCACAAGCACATGTCTAGAAACGGATTTCCTGTAGGGTGAAGCATCTCAAGAGCCTGCTGGATAATTTCTTCTGAAACTCTGTCATTTCTCCATTTCGTCTGAACCACTTCTCGCTTATGGGAGATCTGCTTCGAGAAGTCAGCCTTGACTCGATGGATCGGACCAAGCACTGATTCCAGGTAATCAATATATTCATACGTCATGGGGTGTTCATTTCCGGTATCGCAAAAGACGGGATATACCTCAACACCTAGTTCCTTGACAGCGTATATCCACATGGCTGCACTGTCCTTTCCTCCGGATACAGTCATTACGTTCACCGTTTGTCCCATCCCTTTCTCTCCCCTCTATCCCACCAGCAATTCAACCTCTACTCGTGGATTCTTCTTGTCAACTTCATACCGATGTGTGATATCCCCGATCTGCTTCCACCCATCGTTTTTCATCCGTCCAGACTGCTGCAGCCCATCCAAAATAAACTTTTGCCCAGCTGCTATGTTGTCCTTATCCTTTCGTCTGTCCTTGCAGTACCAAGTTATGATTAGATCGGCTCTGTCGATCTCCGGCAGCCGTTTGGCTATCATAGCGACTAATTGGGTGTTCTGCTCTTTCATGTCTCTGTAGACGCTCCAGTGAGCTTTAGATGCGTCTATCATTTCGTTCATGGTCGGTAAATTTCCGGGGATGATGATTTTATGTTTGGTTGGTGGTTTGTTCTCCACTCTATTCACCTTCCTGGATAGCCTCGGCCTAGTTCATTCTGTATATTTTCTAGTGCATCCTTTAGCCGTTCGTTTTCTTCACTTAGTTGCTCTGCTTCCTCTTTCCATGCTTGTTCGCTGGATATCAAACGCTCTATGTCGTTAGTATGGATCACATATTGATCATTAAAGGGGTCTTCTTCGCAGAACTTCAGATACTTTTGCTCTATCTCTTCCCTTTGTTTATCCGTTAGTTTCATCTTTGTTCTTCCTCCTTCGCCTCTCTTGCCCGTTCCTCGATCCGTTTGATACTATCCCTCTGATCCTGCTCCAGAGGACGTTGATTGATTGGCATGTATCCTAAACCTTTTATGATGTGCCCCATTGTCCTTACTGTGGTTATTGCTTCTTTGCTGGTTTTCGGCCCTCCAAATGGCTTACCATAACTCGTCATCCTATACATTAGTCATCACCACTACATAGACCTAAATCCATAATGGCAAAGTTAAGGTCTAATCTACTCAAGCCTAATTGAGCTGCTAGTAATCCTCGTTTACGGCGATATAGCATGTAATTGGCTAATATATAATCAATTTGCGATTGTGATAAGTTAACGCGATATTTAATTGAATTGATCTTAATAGGTCGTTTTAAGACCACGACATATGGCTTGTCTGTTACCTCGTATACACCACGATCTAATCTCTTGATGAGCCCTTGGTCTAGTAACTTATTGAGCCTTTGTTTAAGTATGTTTTTGCTTTTCATTTTTGGCGCTTTCCCGCTGTTGCTTATGTGGTTGATGATTAACTTATCTCTTGGCGTTACATAGGCTAATTCACCCATCGATTTACCCTCCTTAGATGCGTAATTTTTCTGCTCTCCGGTAGTGTTTATTTTTCAGGTCCAGTGTCCACTTATAATCTGGCGTTGATTTAACTGTGACGTTCGCCATCATTTCAAACTCCAAAATGCCCTCTTCTAATTCTTCCTTACTCATTTCGTTGCCAAATTTCTCTGTGACTTCATACCGTGTCGGGACCTGTCCCGAATACATAAAGGTTTGTTTTAAGTGAGTGTAAACATGCCATCGATTCATGCGCTTTCCCTTCTCTCAAACTCTCGGTAGCTCTCGACTAACCGATCATATTTTTCCATTGCTCGCTTGTAATTCGGATGGTCCTTACCGATCATTTCAATGTACTCAGCGCCCTTTAGGATCCGGTTTAGCATGTTCTTCCTAAAGCACTCTTTCAATTCCTTGTACTTGTCTTCGTAAAAACTAAATACTTCTTCAACCGTTTCTGCCGTGCAAGTGTCCATCATCAGCCGCCGATAATTGATTTCGTCCAACTCCCCGGTTTCAAGAGCAATGCCTAAATGCCTGACGAACATATCCTGAAAGTTGACCATCAACTCATACACCACTTCATCTTGATAAGCTGCTAATCTTTTGGGTTGTGCGGTCATAATAGAGTTCCACCTTTCCGGTTTTTCCGTTTCTTTGCTTGGTAAAATTGACCTCTAAGATTCCTTTTCTGTCCGTATCCGGGTTGTAATAGTCATCCCGGTATAAAAGTGCAATCACATCTGCGCTTGTTTCTATCCCTGTGCTGCCTGATAGGTCTGAGTTAAGTGGTCTCTTGTCCTGTCGCTTTTCCACGTCTCTGACGACTTGTGAGAGCCCCATAACATGGCAGTCGCTTATTTTTGCTGCTTTGCGCAATTTACGACATATACGGGATATCGCGCTACCGCTGTTATCGTTTGTCTCGCCTGGTTCGTGTACGTCCTGGATGTAGTCGACAACAACAAAATCCAGTCCCTGCGTTCGTTTCAACCGCCTCATGTCATCGGATATATAATCAGCCGTTACGCCCCGGGTGTCGTTGATTACCAGCCCCCGTAACTCTTCTTTGCGCTTCATGGCTGTTTCGTAGTGTGTTTTCGCCAATTTCCCCGATTTAAACATTTCAAAATCCACTTGCATTAAGCTGGCTATCATCCGGTAAAACAACTGCTTCCGACCCATCTCCAAGGAGTACATTGCTACTTTGTAACCCGCCTTGTGTAGGCGTAACATAAGCTCGATTACAAAAGCCGTTTTCCCCATGCTGGTTCTAGCACCGATCACCGAAAAGTCAGTTCTTTGAAACCCCATCGTAAATCTGTCTAGTTCGCCTAGTCCGGTCATCATGCCGTAGGCCTTGCTTGGATCATCGGCTATTTCCATGACCTCAGCAGCCCATTCGTCTAGTTCCTGGTCAAAGTCTTTTTCTGTACCTGATTCGGTTGATGACAAGGTGTAAGTTTCCTGCTGCAAGAGTCTTAATGCTTCGTCCGGATCATCGGTTTCAAGCGCCTGCCGGGCTATGTTTTTAATCACGAGACTTAGGTTTTCTTTTTTGATATGGGTTATAAGGTCCGGCAGTCTGCGTTCGCTGAAAAACGATGCCTTTACCTGGTGTAGGGTCTGTATCTGGTATAAGTCGCAACGGGAGGATACCCCTCTAAAGGTCAACCCTTCGCTGTCTGCCACTTCTAAAATCAGGTTATAAAGCCAGCGATACTCTGCAAACATTTCCGGTGTTAGCTGCTGCCGGTACTCATCCAAAAGACTTGGGTCTGAAAGGAACCCCCCTAAAATCTCGGCTCTAGGCTCGTTTCTGCTGGTTTCTAATCCGTTGTTGTTCGTATACTTGCTCAAGGAAATCCCTCTCCTCCTTGGTCGGGACTACGAGTTCTAGATGCGGTCCGGTCTGCGGTTGTCTTTTATTCCTTGGGTAAAAGCTATAAGGGTCATTTTCTGAAAAGAACTTTTCAAAATGATTTCTTTCCAAGAATGTATCTAGTCCCCATTTCGTATCCAGAACATAATTCTCGTTGTGAAGGATTTTTGCATAATTGGTTATCGACTCTAATAACCTGTCTGTTCCGTACTTCTCAATCTTCCATTTGCATTGTTGTTCGATCTGCGGAGTAATCTTGGGATGTTTCTTTAGTCCGCTATTCTTCCAAAACTCGAAAATCACATATATATCTTCTTTAGTTTTGTTTAGTTTAATAATGTGCCCGTTCTGTGCCCCATTCTGTGTGTCGTTCTGTGTCCCGTTTTGAACAATCGGAAGAGTCTGAAGGTCGTCTTGTGCACCCTTTTGTGTGTCGTTCTGTGTCCCTTCTTGTGTCCCGTTCTGTATCCCGTTTTGAACAATCGGGGAATTGAAACTGATTAGTGTATATTTCCCAGCTTCATTAACTTTGTTGGATTTTTGATAGGTAATTCTTCCGTATTCCATTAAGTTAGATCTCCATCTGTCCAACTGCTTTCGGGACAATCCAGCTTTGGCTTGGAGGGTTGAATTAGCTACCGTGAACTCGCTCAGCCATCCGGCTTTGTTGCAAATAGACATGAGAGCGTGCCATAAGGCGATAGCTTCACTTGGCAAGGGGTTTGACTCCAACCAGTCGTAAAATGCGTTTATTTCCTTTATATAGTTCATTTCTGTCCCTCCAATCTCTTGAGCCACTTCCGACCGTCTGCCGTGTTATCTGCCCAATGGTGGCAACTGATGCAAAGGTGGATTAAGTCGTTTACTGTAGTCTTTTTGAGCTTCCAACGTCTTGTGATGTGTGCAGCTTGTACGCCATGTCTTCCGCAGCGTTCACACATGCCGCCTGACCGTGCTTCCAACTGATCCCTAACCTTCTTAGTGACTTCCCCTCGTTGCTTGGCTGTCGGTTTGTGACGCTTGAATTTCGGCTTCGGTACTGGTATCGCCATTATCTCTCCTCCTGGTATCTCAATATGCTTTGCAGGGCACTCAGACGGCTTTTAATGGCTTCCATGGATTCGATAGCCGCTTTGTACTGTCCCTCTGCTAAATCACGTTCAAACTTTAGGTCAGACACGTTTCCACGTGCTATGTCTGCTATTAAGGTGACGCTCATGCCTTCTGCCTTTAACGTCATCATTTCTTGCGCTAGCTTCATCCGGTAGACTCTTTCCGTCTCAGCCTTTACTCGGGCCATCTTGTGTATGACTCGGCTGGCCTGATCTAGCCTTTGTGAGGTTTCGTACATTTCTTGAGTGATGTTTACTAAGTCCATTCAGGCCAGTCCTCCTCAAATATTTCCTTGTAGATTGATTTGACTTCTGGATCTAAAACGGCAGGTCTTCGTATGTAATATCTATTGGTTTCCCCTCGTCTTGAAAAGGGTCTTTCTGTTGCTCCTTCGACTCTAAAAACTCCACATGGTCACCAACCACTTCCACTACGTATACCTTCTGACCATCCTTTTCCCAGCTTCTTTGGGTCAGTCTCCCATCTATCGCCACTCGTTTACCTTTTCCGCTATACTGTGCAGCTGCTTCTGCTGTCTTTTTCCAAAGCACTACTTGGAAGAAATACGTTTTCTTTCGCTCTCCCCATCCTTCATCAACTGCAATCGTCCCCGTTGCAACGGCAGTGCCATCATTCAAATGTCTAAGCTCTAAATCCTTGGTCCATCTACCAGTTAGATTGACTCTGTTCATGTCATGCCCCTTTCTTCTCTATAGCCTGCTGCAGCACATGCTCCATTTGATTGAAACTACGGCCTTTTGACCTCTGATCAGCAACCCATTCTTCAAATCCGTCCAAACTGCCCTTGCCCATCTGATACTTGGCTTTTAAAGCTGCAGGAGGATCATTTTTAATCGTTTTCCCTTGTCCTGTTTCGTTTTCGTTCTGATTGTCTGCCTCTGGATCGTCTCCTGTCGGGATCATAAAGGCTTTCATAAGAGCGTATTTTTGCGCGCCTGTAATCGCCTTGTATACCCCTTTGTCGCCCGCGTCTTGACCTTCTCCAAAAACAGTAAATGCTATGGTTTCGCCCGAATCTCCGTCCATAAATGTGAATTCGATTTCAGCAGTGACGATATATTCGGTTTTGTTGGCATTAGTTTTATGCTCGCGGACTGTATGACTTTTCATATTTGGAATCAGAACTACATTTCTTTTAAATAGTTCTTCTCTCACTTTTTCGTTGACATCGGCTTCAGTGGCGTAGTGATATTTATGGAATTTGTTAAACCCGTTTTTGGGAATGTGCTTGACTTGGCTCATGACCTCAGCAAGCTTGGTGACAAGACTCCGTTCTTTCAAACCATCCACCTCCCTCACCTCACCCTTAATGACTTACCTTGCTTAAGTTCAACGCCTGGGATAGTCAGTCCAGACTTTAGATCCTCTAAGACCATTCTTTTGACCAAAACTGGTTCAGGAGTAACATAATAGGTTTTGGGTATGATGGACTCGTCTACAACCGATACGCTAGCCGGGTTATTTTGTAACCAAGCACTGTGTAATGTGCCCTTTACCTTCTCGAGTCCAGATTTGTTCAAGAGGTCTGTAGTATGTTCTTTCAATCTGTCAATGTTCACCCGAACTGCCGACTTCTTCGACATCATGTTTTTAGCTTCAGTCTCTAGGGCTTTCTCTTGCGCTTCTAGGGATTTAATTACTTTGACTATGTTTTCTACCTTGTCTTCAATAGCGCCCTCCAGGCCGTCCAGCATGGCCTGTAAAGAGGGATTGTCCGGGTCTTGCTCCAGCATGTCCAGCAAGTCTTGATACTGCTCTGTGAGGTCGTATAGTCTCATGCGCTCAGCTCCTCTGCTGCTTTATCAAACTCTGCATTTAAAATTAACTGTTGATCGGGGTATTCAGTGTTAAGGACATATTCCATATCTCCGATGGTGTCCGTTAATTGGGGGAGTTTATTGTCCAGCCATTCGGTAAGGTCTACCATGGCGTATTGCAATTTGCGGTCTTTGATTTCGTCCAACTCACCGACAAGGGACTTAATCTGTTGTAATAGCTGTTGTGCCTGCATCTGTATACCTCCACTTGATAGATTTGATAAATGATGCTAAACTATCAGTAACTGTTTTGTTCGGGGCCCCTTTGCAGAGGGGCTTTTTTATGTCAATTTCTCGCTATTGCAGCATTAGCCCACATGATAGCTTGTTCCAAGTTAGTCAAAGCCAGTGATTTTTCTCTACTGTTTGGACACTTATCATCAATCAGGTATGCAAGTTCCTTCGCTTTTTCACGGATAGCTGTATACTTCTCTGGCTGCCCTTCTTTAGGAGCGTGGTACTTAAAGTTATTTTCGATTTGGGGATTCATCGTATCCCTCCTTTCTCTATGTATTGAGCGCCCGCCGCCGAAGTCGCTAGGGCTTGCCAGCGGACGCTTTGATAATTAGAGTGGGCAAGGATTTGCACCTTGCATGAATCGCCTACCATTCAGCGGGTAGTCTCGGCATCTCCCGTCTATCACGGGCTAGATTAACCACCCTACAGCGTCTACCTATTCCGCCACCACTCTTGATGCGATTTAGCCGCATCGTTGAGGACATAACCCCCGAAACGATGGAGGAGTATATCGGGCTATATCCTCAACGATAGGGCTAAGCCCTACCCAATCTTGCGTACTAATACCGGGATGTCGTTATCTACTGCATCATGCATGCACGCTTTGCAGTGCGGCTGCTTGTCCTCGTAAACCTCGTATTCTGCAAACCCTCCACATCCACAAGTAGTCGAGAAGATGACCTCAAACCTCTCTATGATGTCAGTCACGGGCATTGTCGCCAGCCCCTTTCACGCTAAATAAATAATTTAGGTAATCAATTTCGTCTTTCGCAGCCTTGATAATGGCGCTCCTAAGCGCATCAGACGCATCTATAAAAAAGTAATCATCCTCTGGCTTGTTGGCCCTTAGTTTGATCTCGATCACATCGGCTGTTTTTGCCGACCCAATCCGCTCTTGCAAAGTAGCGATTCGACTTTTTAAAGCTTTATCGTTTGCCATTCTGTACCCTCCTGATATGTCATTTCATTTCCTCCCACTCCCCGCTAATGAGGTTGTCCGGCTTAGATTTAGCCGTTACCTTTGCGTATCGACTCCACATTGACAAACGGATGCGCAATCCGGCAAAAACACCGTAACCCTCGCCTGCCTTGATGCCCCAGCCTGCCTTGATGCCCTCGCCTGCCTCGATGCCCCAGCCTGCCTCGATGCCCTCGCCTGCCTCGATGCCCAAGCCTGCGATCAACCTTTTAACAACGGCTCCTAGCTTAAATACCACTCTGCCAGCAAAGACGATAGACAACTCCGTGCTACTAACATGCTCGTCATACTCCCGCACATCCTCGGTCGGGCCAACTTTACGTATTAGCCACTCCGCCCAGTCCGATCGTCCGGCCTCGCAACATTTGTCCAAGATAGCCTGATACTCGCCGCCATCGGGAAAATGCGTCAGGAAAAACTTGTACCCCTCGCTGCATGGGTCATAGCTCTTTATCTGATCAACTGTTAACAAATCTGTACCTTTCATATTACGTTCGCTCCTTTTTGTGTTATAATTGATTCAACATTATTTTTCTCAGGCCACTTTTTAGTGGTCTCTTTTTTTGTCTTCAAGTAAGCCTGTGATGCAGATAATCAATAGTGATATGATTAAAAACGCTCCTAACAATTGCCAACCTGGATTCATTGATATTCCGCTAAACATCGTTCAACCTCCTAAAAGTTTTAGTAAACCATCAACTCCACAAATTATGGAAAATGCTATAGTCGGTTCATTTGATAGCCTGATCAACTTTGCCAATATGTTGACATCAAACATTTGCTGATCATTTTCTATCTTGCTTACAGCGCTTCTGGACAAGTGGAGCTTTTCTGCTAGTTTTTCCTGGCTCCAGCCCATGTGTGCCCTGTAAGCTCTCATGATTGCACCGCCAAAACTCATATATTATCACCTCCCCCATTGTTCTAATTTCGAACAGACAGGGAATGCTTTTCCGTTGTAAACTATAAGTAAGAACATCCCACACATTCCCCTCGGGCCCGCGAACGTGGCGGGCTCCCCTTACCCCTCAATCATGATGAAATACTTCTTTCTTGGCTTCCTCTTCCGAAATTCCGTTTGATCGGTAAATCTTCACGAAGTTGCGAATATCAATTTCGTGTTCCGATCCAGAAGGTTTTCTATATCTCAAGAGCCGTTTATGTGGTGATCCAATTTCGATAACAGTTCTTTTTAGGGCGCCGCCACCTACTGATCTAAACCATCTAAACCAGTATGTCTCGCCAACTTTGATGTCATCCTCGCTAAACTCCTTGATATTCATTTTTCACTCTCCTTCCTGAGGTGGTATTAATGAAGAAACTTGATATTCGCAAGGTTTGTAAGCAGCTGGGTTTAGACATTAAGAAGTTCCTTAAGCTACTCTCTTCGGGATCCAAGCGTTAATGTACCGGATAACCTCTTTAAGTTCAGTTCTCCTAACGTCCCTATAGCTTCCAACAGCCCACCGATCCTTGATCTCGCGGTGTATCTGACTGAACAACTCTCTTCTAGCCGCCGGATCGGTTTCCAGTTCATACACCCTCCTAGCGATTGCCTTCTGCATTTCTCTTTGCTCGCCGTGGTCAAGCGTGATTTGCTCGTCCACTTTCTTTTCAATCAACTGGATTTTGTCTTCTACCAGGTCTAAACGTTCTTCATGCTCCAGTGCGGTTTTCAGAAGTTCCATCCGAACCTTGCGTTCATCAAGAGCGACAACCTTGTTAGAGTTGAGTTCCTCCCTCATTCGATGAAACTCAGAAATGTATTGCTCTTTGAATTCCATAGCTCTCGGACCGGTATATCCCATTGCCAGAAGTGTGAACCCCTGCTCCGTCATAATGATCTTTGGCATTTTTCGTCCCTGAAGGTTCTCGTAGTGGGAGTCGGCGAAATTGCCGAGTCGAAATTCTTCACTACAACCAAGATCCCGGATATCCCTCATAACTCTTGCATGTTCTTTACCAAATACCTCTGATACCGTCAGACTGTCTGTCACTGGACGATTATTATGGATGAAAACTAATTTGTTCATGATACGCCTCCTTTAGATAGCTTCTTTTTGTTTTACTGCCTGCCTATCCAACCATTCGAAGAAAGCTTCCCTTCCAACTCTCTTGTTTCTACCGATCCTTACTAAAGGGAATCCCTGCCACTCCATCAAGTCATAAGCTTTACTTAGGGAAACCCTCATGATTTGAGCAATGTCCTGAGCATCTAGGATTTCTGGATATGACTCCCTGCTCATTTAACTGACCTCCTCTAAGCCGTTTTTGTGATTTGTTCCGTTTTAGTTAACTCTTCTGGCAAAAAAATATCATCTGGTTTTTTATTAAATACCGCAGCTATTCTAACGGCAAGTTCATAAGACAAACGCCTCTTACCATTTTCAATTTGCCAGTAATAAGGTTTACTTACACCGATCGCATCAGCCACTTCCTGATAAGTTTTCCTCTCGGTTTTACGTATCCTTTTCAAATTCTCTTTAATCATATCCCTTCACCTCTCTTCAGTTAACTTGTGGTTAACTCTATTGTAGTTAACTGATAGTTAATTGTCAATACAAAAATTTCTATTTAGTTAACTTTATTTACGTTAACTTATTGCTAACTTATAATGGTATTAGTTAACTTATAAGGAGTTTTGAAAATGGGGTTTCCAAGCCGATTAAAACAACTTAGAATTTCTCATAAAATGACACAACAAGAACTCGGCAATAAAATTAACGTTACTAAGGTATCAATTTCTGGTTATGAAAAAGGAAACAGACATCCTGATCTTGAGACAATTCAGAAAATAGCGGATGTTTTCCAAGTTTCTGTTGATTTCCTTCTTGACCGAGAAGATGAAGGGAGAGATGATTATCCGACCTGGGCCACTTCTAAAGATAAACGAGACGCAAGGAATTTCCTGGAGCAGCAAGAAGTAATGTTTGATGGTGTGCCTATGAGTGAAGAAGACAGAGCGAAGATTATCGGTTTCATGGAAGCAATGTTTTGGGATGCGAAAAAGAAGAATAAACGAAAACAGACAGAATAAACAGATAGGAGTGCCTGAGCAAATCAAATATTACACTCATTGGAGGGTCCTAATTGCTCATTACTCAGCAGGCAAATAAGCTTGTCCGCAAATTCAAAACGAACTGCCCGTTTGAGTTAGCTTCTTATCTAAACATTGAAGTGTGGTTTTTAGATTTACCAGAGGGATGCCGCGGGTTTTATCTTAAAACTCTGCGGCGCCGATACATAGCGATCAGCACGGCCCTGACCTACATAGAACAACGCTTTGTATGCGCTCATGAATTAGGACATGACCGGCTTCATCCTGGGATGGGATATTATTTCATTGAAGAAAAGACACTGTACCACCCTGGGAAACTGGAAAGACAAGCTAATACCTTCGCAGTCAGACTACTTACAATGAAAATTTCTATGTTGGAATCCGAATCGAAAGAGGAATACTGTATGAGGGTTGGAATACCTAAAGAAATGGCTGCCTATATGTGAGCAATAATAAAGGTGATTGAGGTAAAACTGATGAAAAATTATTGTTATTTATTCTTATCTCTTTTCTTTTTATTTCCGCTTGTAGCGACAATAAAGAAGGGGAACCGACACCTTCAAATAGTCCAGTAATTACCCCATCAAGTTCCCTGGAAGTATCCCAAGTTGATGAAACTGATAAGAATAGAGAAAACGAACCTGTCGCACAAGAAATACCGATCGAAGAACAAAGAAGCTATTATGAAGAAAAACTAAACCGGAAATCGATCACATAATTGAAGAGTTTGATTTTATTTGGGAAACTCTTTGGGTTTTTACATTCCAAGGGGTTACGGATGGTACATTCACAACATCTGAAGCTTGGAAGAAATTAGACACTGCCAAGAAGAGGTACGACCTTATATATAGGCAACTAGGGGAACTGCCGGATGAAAAATTCAATGATGATCTAAAGAAAAGACTAGGATCATTTAGAGTAGAAGTAGAAGATGCCATTGCATTTCGACTTGAAGCAATAAGCAAAGCAAAGAAAATGTTAGATAAAGAAGAATTTCCCGCATCTGAGATGAACGCAACAGAAGAATTGATAAACGATTCAGTGGCGTATTTCACAGAAGGTATAAATTATCTAAATGAATTCAAAGAAGTGTTAGGTTTTGATAAAGAATAGTCTTGAAGCCCTTATTTCGGGCTTTTCTTTTCCACGATTAGTAGAACATATATTCTTATCAACATATTATCCACAGGAGGGGTAAAAGATGAAAGGGACGTTCAGGAAGCGTGGTTCCACATGGTATTATCAAGTCGAGCTTGGACGGGATCCAGAAACGGGAAAGCGAGTGCAGAAAAGCAAAGGAGGATTCAAAACAAAAAAAGAAGCAGAGGCAGCTTGTGCAGACATCATTTCCAAATTTGAAAAAGGTGAATATCATGTTCCAAAGAGAATGACCGTGGAACAATTCCTTAACTTATGGCTTCGGGATTATGCTAAAAGGAAGATGAGAGCATCTAGTTACAGTATAAGGGAGCTTCTGGTCCAAAAGCGTATTGTGCCGGCCATAGGGAACATTGAGTTGGAAAAACTCAATCCGGTAGATATAAACAAATTCTACGGAAAGTTGCAAGATGAGAACCTATCCTCCAGTTATATTCACAGTATTCATTCACTACTTAGGTCGGCTCTGAAAAAAGCCATCCAATGGCAGATTACAAACCGTAATATTATGAATGGTGTTGAGCCTCCCAGATTAGAGAAAACCAAAATACAGACATGGACCATTGAAGAAATTCAGAGGTTTCTGGATGCGAGCAAGGAGAATGTTTGTCATATCGGGTTTGTGTTGGCTGCATTTACCGGAATGCGCCGCGGCGAAGTATTAGGATTACGTTGGAAGGACGTTGATTTAGAAAACAGAAAGCTTACTGTTGCGCAATCAGTATATTGGATACCTGGAGAGGGAGTAATATTTCAGGAACCAAAGACTGAAAACTCAGTTCGTCAAATCGCCCTTTCCGAAAATGTTGTAAAGGAGTTAAAGAAACGAAAGGCAGAACAGGCGCAACATAAGTTGCTGTTAGGTCCAGGATATAAAGATCATGACTTAGTTTGCTGTTGGGAAGATGGGTCCCCAATAAAGCCGAGAAACTTCTTAGAACACTTCGAACGCATGATCAAGGCCGCAGATGTTCCAAAAATCAGATTTCACGATATTCGCCATACTCATGCAACCCTTCTCCTTAAAATGGGGGAAAATATCAAAGTAGTATCCGAACGTCTTGGGCATAGTCGAACATCAACCACGAGCGACATTTACACTCATGTTCTCCCAGACATGCAACAGGGGGCAGCAGATCGGTTTGAGAGTGCTTTTGAAGGCAAGAAAAACACGCTTTAG